CCGAGGGAAAAGTACAGTTCCACCTTGGTGCCGGGCGTCACAAAAGCTCGGTAGCGGTTGAGCAGTGCGCCCTTTATATTGAGCAAGGTACAGGACATCTGCGAGACCTCGCTGCCGATACTGAATTTCACCGAACCGTCAATAAATGAATTTGTAATGTCGGTCGGCGGCATATACATCACAAATCGATGGTCGCCTTCAGCGCTCCAGAACCCGTATGCGCCGAAATGCGCTACTTTTTTAATACTCGGGAGCGACACCGTCTCATCGGGTGATATTCTGCCGATTTCTGTATAAGTCAGGCTGTCATACAAACCAAGAACCGGGTCCGCCGTGTTGCCCGCGACGGTTCCCTGTATATGTTTCTCAGTATGCTCCTACCATCGCGGCAGGTGCCTACACAGTCGCTTTCGGCGATTTCCAGAACTACTGGATTGCGGACCGTACTGGCAGAACCGTTCGCCGTGCAGACGAGCTCCACATCGCCAACCTTCAGACCGGCTTCTACGCTTTCCAGCGTGTTGACGCTAAGACAGTACTGCCTGAAGGCATCAAGCTGCTCAAGCAGCACGCTTAAGGAGGTAGCGATATGAGCGAATATAACGCGAAGAACTACACCGAACAGGGCGGCGAGAAAACCGTCATCGGCGGAACGCTGGAAATCAGGGAGGGAGCCTCGGTAACGGGGCTTCCTTCTGCAAATAACCAAGCAACCAGCACAGCTACTACTGTAGCCGGAGTCAAGGACGATTTCAATGCTCTGCTGCTCAAGCTGAAAGATGCGGGGCTTATGACACCGGATGCATGGAATGTATCGGTTTCTAAAATCCCCACGCCCAGTGACGAGGATATAATCGCCAACCAAAGTAAGGTTACGGCGATCACCATTGAGGACGGTGTTATTACCGTTGCTGCTTCTGTATCGGAGCTGATTGCTTTTCCAAGCTCTAATCCGGCGCAGGGTACGCATAAGTGGGTCGGAATGCTCATTACCACAGGACTTACAGATATTTCTGCGGTTAAGTACAACGGCTCTCAACTTACAGCCGCTGATGCTACTGAAGCTACTACTGTCGGTGGTTCAGCCGGAGATATCGTCATGTGGCTAAAATGCGATGAAATCATAAATACGCCGAAGGTCTTCACCCTGTGGGCTTCCGGCTATCCCGAAGCAACCTTCACTGTAGTAATTACTGAACCGGAAGAATAATGAAAGGACGGTGGCGGTATGACACTGCTTGAAAAAGTCAAAGCAAATCTCATCCTTGAACACACGGCGGACGATGAACTCCTGCAGATGTACATCACCGCCGCAGTTAAATACGCCGAAAGCTATCAGCATCTCACAGAAAACTACTACACAGATCATCTCATGCCGCCTACCACAGAGCAAGCCGTCATTATGCTGTCATCCCACTTCTATGAATCCAGGGATGGCAGCACGGGCGGCTTTTTTGCCGACAATGTGCAAGCGGGACTGCAGGTGTGGGACACGGTCAATCTACTTTTACGGCTTGACCGGGATTGGAAGGTGTGAACATGAGCTTTGGTAAGATGAACACCCTCATCGACATTGTCGAAAAAGTGACCATAAAAGATACAGAAGGATTCCGAACCGAGGTTGACAATATTGTCGCCTCGGTTAGAGCGTACCGGGAAGGTCGGCACGGCAACGAAAAATGGGCAAACCGCGCTCAATTCTCCGAAGCCACCGACCTTTTCTGCTTTCGTCGAATTCCTAATGTGACCGTTATGACTGCAATGGTTGTGGTGAACAATGAAGGTCGTTTTGAAATCACCTCAGTTGAGGATGTCAAAGGGCGCGGGATGTATATCGAGGTGCTCGCCAAGGAGGTGAAGCCGAGTGGCTAAAGCAGCATTTAAAATGCCGGAGGACTTCCTTCTGAAGCTCTCTCGGCTTGGAGAAAAAACGGATGAAATCATCCCAAAGGTGCTGGAAGCGGGCGGCGAAGTTGTGGAGGCAAAAGTAAAGTCAAACCTTCAATCTGTTATCGGTAGCGGCACAAAGGAAGAAAGCCGCTCCACTGGCGAGCTGCTCTCGGCACTTGGCGTTTCCTCCGCAAGACAGGATAAGGATGGGAATTTCAACGTAAAAGTAGGATTTTCAGAACCTCGTTCCGACGGCAAAAGCAACGCCATGATTGCAGGTGTTTTGGAGTACGGCAAAAGCGGACAGTCTCCGAAGCCCTTTCTAAAACCCGCAAAATCGGCAAGCAAAAGTGCCTGTGTTGATGCGATGATCGCAGCGTTTGAGAAGGAGGTCGAAAACATATGAGTCTCCTTCAAGAGCTGAACACCCTCCTCTCACCAATTGTACCCGTTGAGACTGGTGTTTTTTCAGAGTCCGCCCCGAACAGATACGTTGTGATTACACCGCTGGCGGATACCTTCGCTTTGTATACCGATGACAGTCCCCGTCACGAAACACAAGAAGCGCGTCTGTCTCTTTTTGATAAGGGCAGCTACACAGCTATGAAAAACCGAATTGTCCTCTCCTTGCTAAACGCGGACTTCACGATAACCGACCGCCGGTATGTGGGTCATGAGGACGATACCGGCTATCACCACTACGCCATCGACGTGGCGAAAATTTATGAACTGGAGGAATAACAAATGGCTACTATCGGGCTTGACAAACTTTATTACGCAAAAATCACGGAGGCTGTGGACGGAACAGAAACCTACAGCGCTCCAATCTCTCTTGCCAAAGCAATGAAAGCAGATCTGTCGGTCGAGCTTGCTGAGGCGACGCTTTATGCGGACGACGGTCCCGCCGAGGTCGTAAAGGAATTTAAGAGCGGCACTCTCTCGCTGGGTATCGACGATATCGGCGTGACAGCGGCCGAGGACCTGACAGGCGCAAAACTTGACGATAACAACGTCGTAGTGTCCGGCAGCGAGGACGGCGGCACTCCCGTTGCGGTAGGCTTCCGGGCAAAAAAGGCAAACGGAAAGTACCGATATTTCTGGCTTTACAGGGTAAAATTCGGTATCCCGGCAACCAACCTCGCCACCAAGGGTGACAGCATCACCTTTTCCACCCCGACCATCGAAGGCACGGTGTTCCGCCGCAACAAACTGGACGGGAATGGCAAGCATCCGTGGAAGGCGGAGGTTAACGAGGACGATACGAGCGTTCCGGCTTCCGTTATCACCGGCTGGTACACACAGGTCTACGAGCCTGTGTTCACAGCGCAGGCGGGAGGTGAAGCCTAATGGCTGACGAAAGAAGCTCCAAAATTGCCATCGGCGGCACGGAGTATGATATGCTCCTCACCACAAAAGCGACAAAGGAAATCGCGAGGCGTTACGGCGGACTTTCAAATCTCGGCGAAAAGCTGATGAAAAGCGAGAATTTCGAGATGGCTCTCGATGAAATCGTATGGCTCATTACGTTGCTCGCCAACCAGTCGGTACTGGTACACAATCTGCAAAATCCTGCAAAAAAGCGCGAGCTGCTCACAGAGGAAGCTGTCGAACTACTCACTTCGCCCTTTGAGCTTTCGGATTATAAAAATGCCATCATGGACGCGATGTATAAAGGAACGAAGCGAAACGTGGAAAGCGAGGATGAACCCTCAAAAAACGTGTCGGTCGGGTAAGCGATGAAGAATTGTTTGCCCGGCTGATTTTTTATGGAACAACCCTGCTCGGTCGGGCGGAGTCCGAAGTGTGGCTGATGCCGATCGGACATCTGCTCGACCAGTGGGAGGTGTACAAGCAATTTAACGGTTTGGCTAAACCAAAGCGTGAGTATTACATCGACGAAATCATACCAAACGGCATCTAAGGAGGTGGTGAGATATGGCTGACAATTTCGGCTTGAAGATTGGAGTCGAGGGCGAAAAAGAGTTTAAAAAAACGCTCTCCGACATTAACCAGTCGTTCAAGGTACTCGGCTCGGAGATGAAGCTGGTCGAGTCCGAATTCGGCAAAAACGAAAACAGCGTCCAGTCCCTCACCTCCAAAAATGAGGTTCTGACCAAACAAATCGACGCCCAGAAAGATAAAATCGAAACGCTCCGCAAGGCATTGAAAAACGCCTCTGACTCCTTTGGCGAGAACGACCGCCGCACACAGCAGTGGGCAGTGCAGCTGAATAACGCGCAGGCGGAACTCAACGGCATGGAGCGCGAACTGAAGGACAACGAAAAGGCTCTGGACAATGTGGCCGACAATTTTGACGATGCCGAGAAGCAAGCCGACCAATTCGGAGACGAGCTTGAAAAAACGGGCAAGGAAGCCGATTCCTCCGGCAGCAAGTTTGAAAAGCTCGGTTCGGTTGTCAAAGGTATCGGTGCTGCAATGGGTACGGCTTTTGTTGCTGTTGGCACC